GCTATACTATTACTGCGACAAGAAATAACGGAAACTTTGAAATAAGCAAAGCAACCGCTTACAATAATTGCACAATTTGTCAAGCAGCTAATTAAAACGAAAATGCAAATTTATTAATCAATAAACGTAATACATATATGAAAAATCCAGTAAAAATGTTAAAAGAAATTAAAACACTTTTGGGGGTGGAATTATCTGAAAAGGTAAAGCTTGCCAAAATGACTTTAGAAAACGGAACCGTATTGGAGTCTGAAAGCTTTGAGCCGGGTAGTGAGGTTTTTATTGTTACAGATGATGAGAAAGTTTCATTGCCAGTTGGCGAATACGAACTTGAGGACGGTAAAATATTAAAAATTACCGAAGATGGAATTATTGATACAATAGGAGACGCTCCTGCTGAATCAGAAGAAGCTCCTGCAGAAGAGTCTTTAGAAGTAGAGGATGAGAAAAAAGACGAAAAGAAAGAAGAAGAGATGGGATATGCAACTAAAAAAGAACTTGAAGAGGTTAAGGAAGTTGTAGAAGAAATTAAAAAAATGCTTGAGCCTATTGTCGAGGATGTAGTGGAGGAAGTAGTTGAAGGTGATGCTGAATTAAAAGCTGAGCTTTCGAAACCTGCTGCTGCTCCAATAAAACATAATCCGGAAGCAAAGCCAGAGCAAAAGAAAAATCTTTATTCTCAAAAAAGGAGCAATAATACTTTAGACAGAGTTATGCAAAAAATATCAAACTTTAAATAAATAGAAAATGTCAACAACAATAACAACAAGTAACAGCGTATTACGAGCGAGATCAAAGCAAGAAACTTTGACCACTACTCAAGATATTAAAACGAATGACGCAGGAGTAGAATTTAATATTGCTACAGACGCAAAGATTCTAACTCTTCCTGCAATCACGGCAGAAAATATAGGAGCTGAATTTACATTTCGTAATACCGGTGCAGACGGTAATAATATTCTTACAATCTCACCTGCTGCAACAGATGCAATTCACGGAGCGGTTGCTGCAGTTTCTTCTGGAGGTGTAAACAATAAAGATTGGATCAACACTAAGGCGACAGCAAATAAAGGCGACTGGTGCACTCTTAAAGCTGTATCACTTACAGACTGGTACATTACAGGAGGAGACGGAATCTGGGCATCTGAAGCATAATAATTAATAAATAAAAGAAATATAAAATGGCAACAACGAATTCATTAACTACAACGTACGCTGGCGAATTTGCAGGACAATATATATCTGCAGCACTTTTAAGCGGTTCAACTTTGGACAACGGTTTAATTACCGTTAAGCCAAATATTAAATTTAAAGAAGTAATAAAGAAAGTATCAACGGATGGTCTTGTAAAAGATGCGAGTTGTGATTTTGATCCTACCTCTACTATTACATTAACAGAAAGGACTATTCAACCGGACTATCAACAAGTAAATTTACAATTGTGTAAGAAAGATTTCCAAGGAGATTGGGAAGCTGCTTCAATGGGACTATCAGCTTTTGATAGCTTACCCCCTTCTTTTGCAGATTTCTTAATTGGTCACGTTTCTTCTAAGGTAGCTCAAAAAACAGAGCAATCTATTTGGAACGGAGCTGCCGCAAACGCAGGAGAGTTTGGAGGATTCACCGAATTACTTACAGCAGACGCAACCGTTACGGATGTAGGTGCAGTAGGTGGTGGAGTAACCGCTGCGAATGTTGTTGCTCAATTAGGAGCAGTAGTTGACGCAATAGGATCAACTCTTTATACGTCAGAAGATATGTTTATTTATGTATCACAAAATGTAGCCAGAGCTTACGTAAGAGCTTTAGGTGGTTTTGCTACAAACATAGGTGCAGCCGGTGTTAATTCAGACGGTACACAATGGTACACAGGTGGAACTCTAAGCTTTGATGGTATTAAACTTGCCGTTGCAAACGGTTTAGCTGACAATACTATGGTAGCTGCTGAGAAAACTAACTTGTTCTTTGGAACAGGATTACTATCTGACCAAAACGAGGTGAAAGTCATTGATATGGCTGACATTGACGGATCTCAAAATGTAAGAGTAGTGATGAGGTTTACTGCCGGTGTACAATACGGAATCGGTTCTGATATTGTTCTTTACTCTTAAGAATTAATTAACCAATTAAAGGGTGGGTAAGCCAGTTGTGCCTATTCACCTTTTTTTTTTAAAAACATATAAAAATGGCGTGTGATTTAACAAGAGGTAGAAAGGAACCGTGCAAGGATGTTGTCGGAGGATTAAAGAATGTTTATTTTGTAGACTTTGGTAAACTGGGTACAGTTACATTAAGTGGTGACGAAATAACCAATATGACAGGATCTACAATAGGAGGGTCTGCAAATTCATTAACAGCATTTAAGTACGAACTAAAAGGAAGCAGCAGTTTAGAACAAACTGTAACAGCTTCGAGAGAGAATGGAACAGTTTTCTTTGAGCAAACTTTAAATTTGAGTCTACATAAATTGACCAAAGAAGATAATGCTGAATTAAAATTGTTAGCATACGGAAGACCACACATTGCAGTTGAAGATTATAACGGAAATGTAATGATGATGGGTCTAGAAAACGGTGCTGATTGTTCTGGAGGGACAGTTGTAACGGGTGCAGCTATGGGTGATATGTCCGGCTACACTTTAACCTTTGCAGCTCAAGAAAAAGCACCTGCAAACTTTATGGATTCGGATACTAAGGATATTGACTTCCCATTTAGTGTGCAAGATTACGCCGGTATGGATGGAACTATTCTTATCACATTAGGTACGAATGCATAGTAAATTTTCATTTTGATTAAATTAGGGTAGCAGAAATGTTGCCCTTTTTTTTTGCAAGAAATGTATTATCTTTCGTTATACTTATATGATCATAATGACAACAACCGGGAATGCTCAAACCTTCAAGGTTATTCCGAGAGAATATGTAACAAACGCTACTTTAACGATTAGAGACGATTCAAGTAACGTAAATAAAACATACACGGGGTTGACACAAACAATAAGCGTAAACCACTTACAGGTTCCTATTACTTTTAGTCCAGTATTAACAGAAGGAAGGTATTATGACCTAACTTTGAAAAAGCCGGATGGAAATATTATCTATAAAGACAAGATATTTTGCACGGATCAAACAATTAACCAAGCTGCGGATCAAGATTATACAGTTAATAAAAACGAGTACACATCAGATGCCAGTTATGATAATGACTTTATAATTTTATGAAAAATTTAGGAATAGTAAATCTTAGCAGTTATTCAACACCTCAGATTGAAGAGATTAAAAACAAAGATTGGGTTTATTACGGTTCTGATAATAATTACTACCAATATTTAATTGACAGATACAACGGAAGTCCTACCAATAATGCTATTATTAATGGTTTATCAGAAATGATATTTGGTAAAGGTTTAAATGCTACAGATAGTAATAGAAAACCGGATGAGTATGCTCAAATGATGTCTTTATTTAAAAAAGATGTCGTAAGAAAGTTTTGTTACGATTTAAAGCTAATGGGACAATGTGCTATTCAAGTTATATACTCTAAAGATAGAACTAAGATTGCTCAAATAGAGCATCTTCCTATCGAGACAATAAGAGCTGAAAAGGTCACGGGAGACTCTGGAGAGATTGAAGGGTATTATTACAGTCCAGATTGGAGTGATATGAAACCTAGTGATCAACCTAAAAGGATTCCTGCTTTTGGAACTTCTAAAGAGGCTATTGAGATATTTTGCGTTAAACCTTACAGAGCAGGGTTCTATTATTACAGTCCGGTAGACTATCAAGGAGGATTACAATACGCTGAATTGGAAGAGGAGATTGCTAATTACCATTTAAACAATATTAAGAATGGTTTAGCTCCTAGTATGTTAATTAATTTTAACAACGGTATTCCAAACGATGAAGAAAGAGAGTTAATTGAGCAAAGAATTTACGAGAAGTTTAGCGGAAGCTCCTCAGCAGGAAAATTTATATTGTCATTTAACGATAACACCGAAAGCAGCTCGTCAATAGAACCGGTTCAATTAAGTGATGCGCATAACCAATATCAATTCCTTTCAGATGAATCTTCTAAAAAAATCCTTGTAAGCCACAGGATCGTTTCGCCTATGCTTTTCGGTATAAAGGATAACACGGGACTGGGAAACAACGCAGAAGAGCTTAAAACAGCTTCTACGCTATGTGACAATGTAGTTATTAGACCGTTCCAAGAACTTTTAATTGATCACTTTAATAGAATATTAGCTTATAATAATATTTCATTAAACCTTTATTTCGAAACTTTACAACCTTTAGAATTTACTGACACGGAAAACATACTAGACGCTGAGACTAGGGAAGAGGAAACCGGAGTTAAAATGGCAAAACAATATAACTTAAGAAGTGAGGTTATTGATGACGATTTTGCAATTATAGATGATAGATTAGGTTATTCAACGAAAGAAATGGCACTTGAAATTTCCAAAGAAATCGGTTGCAATGGATATCATACGCACGACTATGAAGGAAAGATCTGGTTTATGCCTTGTAAAGAACACAAAGAAAGCTTAAGTAAATACGATTTTAATGACGATGAATTATTTACAACTCTAAGCGAGTTAGGAGAGGATGAAGATTTAGAATCTTGGGAATTGGTAGACGAAATGGACGTTGATTACGAGATGGAAGATAAACTTGACAAAATGATCGGGTTAGCATCTACTGGAGTAGCACGTCCTAATGGGAAAAGTAAACAAGACAAAAACATAGAAGGGGTTCAATTCAAAGTAAGGTATCAATATACTCCCTTAACACCATCGATAAAAAGCAGAAAGTTTTGTCAACTAATGGTTGCTGCTAATAAGCTTTACAGAAAGGAAGATATTCTTTTGATGAACGAAATGCCAGTAAATAAAGGATGGGGTGAAGGAGGAGCTTCAACTTATGATATTTTTAAATACAAAGGAGGAGGTAACTGTCATCACAAGTGGCTCAGAAAGACGTTTAAATTTACCGGACTACCTAAAGGGCAAGGAGATGTTAAAAGTCCTAATGCGGACACCGTAAGCACGAATAAAGCTGAAAAGGAAGGCTATCGAGTTAGAAACCCAAAAGAGGTTGCTATAAGACCAGTAGATATGCCGAATCAAGGATTTATAAATAAATAAGAAATGGCACAAGCATTATTCATATCACGAACCGATTTGGTTAAAAATTCTATTTTAGATGGAAACGTTGACACAGATAAATTTATACAGTTTATAAAAATTGCTCAAGAAATTCATATAAAAAACTTCTTAGGATCTAAGTTGTACGATAAGATTGCCGGACATATTGTTGCAGGTAATTTAAGCAATCCTTATTTACTTTTAGTAAACACATATGTGCAGCCTATGTTGATTCATTACGCAATGACGGACTACCTTCCTTTTGCAGCGTATCAAATTAAAAACGGTGGAGTATTTAAACACATAAGCGAAAATGCTGAAAGCGTAAGTAAGAGCGAAGTTGACTATCTTGTAAATAAAGAAAGAGAATTTGCCGAATATTATACAAGAAGGATGATAGATTACGTTACTTATAATGTAACCAGTTTCCCGGAGTATAACACAAATAATAATAATGATGTTTACCCGGATAAAGACAGTTTATTTAATGGATGGGTGCTTTAAGGAAAAAAACATACAAACCAAAGGTTAAGAATTTAGTAAAATTAAAAAACTATATTCAAAAAATAAAAAAGAAAAATGGCGAATAATATAAATTGGGGTGAGATCTATTGTTCAATGATAACCAATATTGGTTTTGGACAAGACACGGCATTTTCTACTGAAGCAATACCGGATATATCTGCACCGGCTTGTTGGGGAACTTTTCCTTTAACAGCAGATTTAACAGAAATATCTGGAACTCCGTTTTTAGCGGATACTACGTTATATAAAGCAGATCAAACACAATTATAAAAAATAAACAATGGCTAAACAGGTAATAGGAGTCGGGACAACGGCAAATGACAATACAGGAGATCCAATAAGAGATGCTTTTGTAAAAGTAAATGCAAATTTTACTGAACTGTACACAGATGATGCAGGTGATGTTAATTCAATAGTGGCAGGAACTTCGATTGCTGTTTCAAGCGCAACCGGTGACGTAACGGTGACAAATTCAGCACCAAACGCAACCCATACAGGGGAAGTGACTGGATCAGGTGCTTTGACTATTACAAACAATGCCGTGACTACTGCAAAGATTTTAAATGACAATGTAACACACGATAAATTAGAAAACAGATATACAGCAGAAGTTGCAATAAGCACACGAACAGGAACAGTTGCATTTGACTTTTCGGCAGGATCTTCATTTAAAATAGCAGGTGATTTAACTGGTGCTTATACCATAAATATTACTAATTATAAAAAAGGGCAAGTTGTAACAATATATCCATTAAAAGCGCAATCTGTTACGTTAACAGGTGGTTCGGGAACAGGGGTTTTTAATAAAGTTGCAGGTGTTAATTATGATAATACTGCAACAAGTATTTTGCAAATTGAGTGTGTAGATGATCAAGCAGCAAATCCAGTTTTTTTCTATTCAATCGCAACTTTTGCAGCAGATTCAACAATTTAAATTATGAGTTTAGGAAAAAGATTTTTAAATATTGCACCACAATCAAGATCCCCGTATGTTGTAGAATACTTAGTAATAGCAGGTGGTGGTTCTGGTGGGAGTAACATTGGAGCAGGTGGAGGTGCAGGTGGATTTAGAGCATCTTTCGGAGGTAATACAGGAGGT